TATATTTACTCATGCCAGCTAATTCACAACATAAATCATAAACATCATTATCATCAAATAACCATTGTATAGCATCAATCCTGTCTCGTAAAGCTATTTTATTTTTAGACTTTAAACTTGTTACAGATCTACTTGTAGCATTTTGTCTTACTTTTTTAGGTTCATAAAGTGCGTCATTAATAGTCTGGTATAGCATAGCCAATAATAGCTTGGCTTCTGGAAGCTCTGACAGTTGGCTTTTGTCATCATAATCCACTATATCGTCATCATAATCCATAATGTCTCCGTATTTTCATTAGGGTAAAATAAATGTTTATTACTTGCTATTACACAGATTATTGGTCACAATATCTATACAAGCTAATTCGCTTGGATTTTAATAAGGACATAATCATGTGGACAAAACCAGCTGTTACTGAAATGCGTTTTGGCTTTGAAGTTACAATGTATGTAATGAATAAGTAATGCTTTAGAGAGGGTGTTCCTAGAAAGGAACATCCTCATCTACCTCTTGTTTTTTAGGTTTAATATCACCGTCTTTTAACTGAATAGTTCCGCTAATAAACTTACCGTTTTTACCCTCACGAATCCAACCAGCAAGTCTAAACTCAACTCCTTCAGAATTTAAAATTCCAGTGTAGTTTGGTTTTTTAGGGTTGTCACCTTGATCGTTCTTAAACAATGTAAAGGTGTTTGTATTATCGTACTTTTGTTCTGCCATGCTTTTCTCCTTAAGTTATCTAACTGCGTTTTTACGTCTAGTATAATGCTTCTTTACTACTGAACCTCTAAATGCGTCTGGATTAGCTTCTAGTATTTCATCTATTGCTGCATGTAGCTTTTCCATGTAAGGTGCTTGACCATCTTCACCTAAATCCCAAAACTTTCTTGGCGTTAATCCACTAGAAGCCATCATAAGTTTTAGTCTTTGTTCCTCTGTAAGTCTCATTCAATCTCCTTAAGTTTGTTAATTACATCGTTCACCTCATCTAAAAACTTACTTACTTCTACTTCTAGTTCTGCTTGATATTCTTTATCAGCAAATACACGCCTAACAAATAATTGCAAATGCTCTGGAAACATAGGGTTGTAACTTATAAAGTCACACCACTTCCGACCTGTGCATAATAACTGAAATTGTATTTGTGGTATATACTTGCTCGGAACTTCTTGTGTCATTAATGTTTCAGTATGTGTAGTGCCTAATGGACATTTAATTTCAATCAATCCATCATCACCTACTAAACCATCTGGACTTGCACCAGCTTCCAAAGTAGGATGCTGAATAAATCCTACTTCTTCCACTTCACCATGTTGTTGCACATATCTTTCCCTAGCATAGAATTCCCTGTCAATTCCATCTTGCATCGCTTGGTTAATATATGTTTCTTGCTTTTCACCTGTAAGTCTTTCACTTACTAGTTGAATCTTGTAGTTACGTCTAGATGCAGACTCACCACTCTTAATCTTTGCTAATACATCAGCTACACGACTAGCTGTAACTTTGCCTAGTCGTGCCTGAAACCACTCTTCTGAACGTTGTTCCATTAGATAAAGTCCTCCGCTTTAGTATCTTTCATTTTAAATGTTGCAGCACCAGCACTAGCATCTACTACGTCATGCTCAACAATCTCAAGAGCAGCTACCCATAAGTATCTACGGATATATGTTTGCACAGCACCTAGATTTTGCACCTCATGGCAACCCTTAAGTGCTGCTGTAGACATAGGGCTTGTTATTTGTGTTTGAGATCCATCTTCTAAATCTGTAATAGTTAATGTTGCTAACTCTTGACCAAAAGACACAATACCACAGATGTTTAATTTTGCAAATATCTTTTGAATGGCAGGCAAAAAGTCACCTAGTTCAAAGTATTTATATCCAGCAAATTTATTGTGTCCAGATTTAGTTAAGTTTGTTTCTTGTAACTCTAATCTTGCTTGCATTAACTTTTTATAAACTCCCATCTTGCTTCCCTCCGTTATGTATTTGTTTACTTCCATCATTTGTTTCTCCATCATTACTTGATCGTGATACATTTGTTGATCCATATTTTTTCTCCCATTCGTCATTAGACTTTTTAAAGTCTTCTACCATGTCGTGCAATATTTCTGATACTCTTCTTAAATTATCCGCCATAAAAAATAACTCCAAAATATTATTACAAACCACTTTACCATATAATAGAACTTTTGTGTAAACTTTTTTTGCAATCGTTCATTAGTGATAATACGCATAAATCTATCTATGTCCATATCTACTCCTAAACTAGAAAAGCCACTATACTCCTACTTCCTATAATTGTCAACAACTATTTTAATAGGGGGTATTTATCCGACTTTTTCTATTTGACAATATTTGACAAGTATGTTATAGTCGCATTTCATTTCAATAAGGAGATTTAAATGAACTTTACAGAGGCTGTATCACACTTTAATAATTCAAGACGTAAGATGGCATATGCTTTAGATATTTCTATTCAAGCTATTCAGTATTGGGCTAAAGAACCTACTAAAGATATTCCAAAGAAACGTGCAGAACAAATTCAAGAGATTTTAGTTAAACGTAGACAATCAGAGACTATACCACAAGGAGAATAGTATGAACGCAAGAAAATTATTATTAAATGCTAAATATGCACTAATTAAAATTCATACTATTTTGGAATTAGCAGATCAATTAAATGATAATGGTATTGAATTAAACGAAATAGAAGTTGAAGCAATGTACGAAGCTATTAGAAATGGATTGGGTGGTGAAGATGTATAAGATTAAAAATTGGGAAAAGTTTAATTTATATAATGTTTCTAATCCAAAATATCGTAAAGAAATGACTTGGTTTAAAATTTATGGTAGAGATATTTTAAATAATTTAGATTGGTTTACATTAACTTCAGATCAAAAATCAACACTTTTTGAACTATGGTGTTTAGCTAGTCAAGATGAGGGTAAGTTACCTAGTATTGATATTATAGCATTTAGACTTCGTAAAGATAAAGACTTCATAATCAATACTTTAGAAAGTTTAAAAGATTGGCTTTGTCCTTTGTCTAGCCAAAGTCTAGACATTGTCTATCCATCGGCTACCCCAGATAAGATAAGAGAAGATAAAATAATATCTATTGTGCGATTTGAAGATTTTTGGAAAGAGTTTCCAGTCAATAGAAAAGTAGGTAAAAAACCATGTATGGATAAATGGGGTAAAAAGGGTTTGGATAATATTGCAGATAAAATCATTAACCATGTTAAAGCTATGAAGCAAAGTAAAGAATGGAAAGATGGTTTCAACCCAGCACCATTAACTTATATAAATCAAGAACGTTGGGAAGATGACAATGCACCTAAACGCAATGTATGGGATAATGCAATATGATTCCATTTAGCTATGCAATACTAGATGACGATGGTGAGGTTGTTCGTAAACACAGATGGTCTGCAAAAGAAGCCAAATGGTTTAAAGATAATAATCCTAACGTCAACGTAATTAAATTAGAAAAACAAATCATTAAAGAAGATTTGTATGCACTTGTAGGTGAGTGTTTATATTAGGAGATGAAATGAATTTAGGCGATGCTATGCAATCACTCACAGTTAGTCAGTCTGTTATTACTGACTATTACGAAAAAGAGGAATATGCTCATGCGGAATTTAAGGTTAAGGATACGTCTGTATTTACTGACGATGTCTTGCGATATTTTAATACTGAAATACATAGTGGGAAAACGTTGGGCTTCATTAAAACGGAAGATTCGTTTAGGGTAAGACCTAGTGAGTTAACTGTATTGACAGGAGTGTCAGGGCATGGTAAATCACTCTGGTTGTCACAGGTTGTGTTGTCTTTAATGTCACAAGGAACTAAATGTCTTGTAAGTTCTTTAGAGATGAGACCTGTATTAACATTAGCTCGTATGATTACACAGACGTTAGGATCACCAGAGCCTACGGATGAATACATAGCAAAGTTTTGTGAACGTGCAAAAGATAAATTATATATTTACGACCAGCTTGGTTCAACATCTAGTGATGATATGATTGCCACATTGTTTTGGGGTAAACATGTTCTTGGTATAAATGTGTTTGTGATTGACTCTCTTATGAAAATGTCAGATATTTCTGAAGACAATTATGAAAAACAAAAGTTGTTTGTAGATAGACTAGCTGTCACTTGCAGAGATTTAGAAATTCATGTATTCTTGGTTTGCCATACAAAAAAAATGGATGAACTAGAAGTTCCAGACGCTACTCACATCAGTGGATCGGCTCATATTCGCAATTTATGCGATAACATCTTATGTGTATGGCGGAATAGAAACAAAGAACGTGAAGTAGAAAGTAAGGAAAAGACAGAGGATGAATTAAAAAAGATTCCAGATGCTATGGTGTTTGTTCAGAAGCAACGTAATTATCAGTTTGAAGGAAAGTTTAGTTTTTGGTTTGACCCTAAAGGATTAAAATATAAGGAGAGTCCGTCAAGATGAAAAAATTATCAGATTATCAAATTAGAAAACAATGGCGTGTAAAACTTCATGCTAAAAGATGTGCAGACAATGACCAATCATCAGATAGATATAAGCGTGATGCTAAAGTTTTAAACAGGTGTATGAGTATTTATAAAATAGAAGGAACAAGAGCTACATGGGGAACTTGACGATAAATGATTTTATAAAGAAATGCAAAGAATTATTTGGTGATGACATAATTTATAAAGCAACATCAAAAGATGGTGTGACTTTTAAATCTAAAGGATGGAGAGATAGTTATGATTCGGTTCGTTTTAACGAAATACAATCTAGAGAATTTCTTGGGAAAGATTAAATCACTTGACCTAACTAAACGATGGAGAGTAAATGTGACTGAAGAAAAAGCTGTGCGTTCACTTGAACAGAATGAAAGATTGTGGTCGCTATATGGGTCAATCGCTAATTACATTGGTGAAGATCCTAGCACAGTCCACGAGTTGTTAGGTTATAAGTTCTTACGTTATCAAACAGAAATAGCAGGTAATCCTGTTGAGCTTGTGAAGTCCACTACAAAACTTACTACAAAAGAAATGACAGAGTATCAAGAGAATTGTGAACGATGGGCTTCTAGTCTCGGTTGGAGTTGGGAGCTTTGAACTATCGCAATAAAAAACTATTAGAAGCTGTGAGAGATTTTCCTTGTGCTATGTGTGGAAGACAAGACGGAACAGTTTGTGCTTCTCACTCTAATCAGCAACGTGATGGCAAAGGAACAGGAATCAAGGCTCATGATTATAGAATCGCTAGTCTTTGCTATACATGTCATGATATGATAGACAATCACAAAGAATTAGATAAGCAAGAACGTGTTGACGCATGGGAGTCTGCTCATCGTAAAACTATTGGTTGGTTATTTGAAAAGGAGATAATTAAAATTGGGTAAAGGTTCAGCACCAAGACCGTTCACAGATAGAGCAGTCTTTGAAGATAACTTTGATAAAATATTTGGTAAAAAAGAAAAGTATAATTTTAAACATTTAAATGAAACAATTAAAGAAAATAATGAATTATTTAAAGAATTATCTCGCATAGATACCATTGGTCAAAACGGAAATGACGGATTGCATTACGAATACGAATTAAATAAATCAACAGGCGAAGTAGAAAAAAGATTTATAGATGGATTTGAAAAGCCTAACGGAGAACAATTTGGCAACGAGTCCAACGCAGTTGAGTCTTAAGAAGTTAAAAGAA